CCAGAGGGACGTATTGCGAGTTATGCCGCTTCGAGAAATCCAGCTGCCCGACCACGGTCGGCGTGCGGACAGGCGCGACGATGGTCGAGGGATATGCGCCGCCGATCATCGAGCGCCAGTCAACGTAGGCGTCGAGGATCATGCCCCACGGCCCGAGCAGCGGGTCGGTGATCCGAACGCCTTTCATCGAGGCGTCAACGTAGACGTTCGGCGACTGGCTGAATTCGACCTCGCCCACGTCGGTCGTCGAAATCCGCGTCGCCAAGCCCGTTGCGCCGTTCACCTGAGACTGACGAGCGCGCCACATCGGGCCGACCACGCCGAGCACCGCCTCGTAGAGATCAGCGGGGATCTGCTCGAAGCCCGCTTGGTACTCGATGCGCGCGGCGGCGCTCACGAGTGCCGTGCGGAGATCGCTGGGCGTGTCGAGCCCGATCAGCTTGCCGCTCGATGGTGCGAAGAGCAGGCGCGCGGGCGACACTGCGCCGTCGCTCATTATCACGTCAAAGATGTTTTGCACGGGGAACACGCGCAGGAAGACCGACGCGCTGGGCTGGGCGCGCAGCAGAGGGGGCTCGGTATAGGCCGGATGGTTCGTGATGACCGTGCCCCAGTCGTCGACCCAGTCGGACTTGAGCTGCAGCGGGCGACCGCAATAGACCTCGAAGCGCGCCCAGATGCCATCGATGCGGCGACGCAGCCAAGCATCGTCGCTCGTGTCGTCGGCGGGGATGCCGAGATCGTCCTTGATCTCGTCGATCGATGGGGGCGCTAGGCATCGTCGGCCTCGGGCTGCGCGACCTTGAGCGCCAGGTTTACCGCCGACTGAAAAACCGGGCGTACGTCGCCGATCAGCGCGCCGTCGCAATACAGCTCGCCCTTCGGCGTGAGGGCAAAGGTTGGCGTGCGAAGGTCGAGCATCTTTGCAAACACATCGGCACGCAGGCGCTCGAAGTGCTCGGCGACAACATCGGCAACTAGCGCAGCCATCTCCTCGCGCGTCGTGCTCATGCGGCCCTCCGTTGCAGACGATTGCGCAGCAGCGCGCGCACCATCGCCGGATCGATCGATGCCTGCTCGTCGTCGTCAGGCTCGGGCGGCGGGAGTGGCTTGGGCGGCGTCGGCGAAGGCGGCGGCGCGACAGGCGCTTTGCCGCTGTCGCTGAGCGGGACGTACTGCACCTGTATGTGTGGCTCGTCGCCGCCCTTGAGGGGCGCGAGGCCCTCTTGCGCGCGGACCTCGTTGATCGTCTGCCACGCGCTCTGCAGCGCGGTCTGGTACGCGGCATAGCGCACGTCGATCTCGGCGCGCAGCAGCGTGCTGAGGTCAAACCGCAATTCCATGTTCGGTGCAAACCCGAACGCGCGGCGAAAGCGCTGCTCAAGCGCTTCGAGATGGTAGCCGAGACAGCCGACGAGATACTGCCGCCCGAGCTGCTCTGTGTTTCGATAGGTCGTCTTGCTGCTGTCGCCCAGCAGGATCGGCGGGACTCTGAAAACCCGACCCACGTCCTCGACGCTCCAACGCAGCTGCTCGATGAGCTGCGCGTCTTGCGCTGTGATGGTGAGCGGCTCCCATTTCAGACCGTCAGGCAGCACCGCCGTCTTGCCGTAGCGCTGGCCGGAATAGTTGTTGTCCCAGTCCTCCTTGAGGCGCGTCGCCGTGTCGGGGCTCACCTTGCCGGGCGCAGTGATCACGCCAGCAGGGCGCGAGGCGTTGCCGAAAAAGCTCTGCGAGTTGCGCAAGATGTGGAGCCCCACCGCGCTGCTCGCCGCAGCGGCGAAAACCGGCGTCACGCCGACGAGAGGATGAGAGGGCAGCAGCGGCAGGCGATGGTGGATCATGAACCGCTCGGGGATCATCACGTCGCCATCGAGGCCCGCGAGGGCGTTGTTGCCGGTGCGATAGAAAACCGTGCCGCTCGCGGGCTCGACATAGGGGCGCGTCGTGCGCGGATCGAGGACGTGCATTTCGCTGACACGCCCTCGCGTGTCGAAGCGGCAGAAGGCGTAGCCGTTGCCCTGCAGGAGCACCGACAGCATGAAGAGCTGCAGGAAATCGATGGCTGTCTGATAGTCGTTCGGCGCGCGCATCAGCTCGGCGTAATAGTGCCCGCGCTGCAGCTGGCGCGCGTCGTTGCTCATGTCGACCTTGAAAACCTGGAGCGGCATCTTTGCCACGTCGCCGGAAATGATCGTCGTGCAGGCGTACACCGCCGAGAACGCGACAAGCTCGGCACTCGATGGCGCGCCGTTCATGTTCATCTGCCATGAGCCCAGAGGCCCACGGTCGCCGTTGCCGCCCGGCCAGTAGACGTTGCTCAATCCGCCCGGCGTGCCCTCGGGCGCAGCGCGCACGAGGGGCGACCCATCAGGCGTGATCAGCGGCGGCACGGCCACGGCGTCAGCCCTTCGCCTTCATGTCGCGTCGTGCGTAGCCCGCAGCAGGCCGAGCGAAGCCCATCGCGATCAGCTCCGCGGCGTCGCTCGTCGACATGGCGACAACATCGCCGGGCCTGCGCTCGATGCCGTCGTGCTTGAAGAATGATGCCGCCTCGACGTGGAAGGGCTCATCCTTCAGCTCGGGTCGTTTCGCGCTCATGGGCTGTCTCCCTCTGTTGCGAGGCGGCGCGCCTCAAGCACGCCGTTGCGCTCGCGATACTCGTACTCGTCCTCTTGCGTCGGGCCCGGATGGCGACACTCGGCAAAATCGATGGTCTTGCAGATGGGGCAGTTTCCAGCCTCGTCGCACTCGGCAGCGAACACGACGCGGAGCCATCGGTTGCGTTTGGGCATGTCGGCTGCTCCCAAGTAGTGCGAATCGATCCGGCTCAAGCCGGTGTGGATTTCCCGCCGCGACAGATTGTCGGCATGCCGTGCGCCGCAATCCTGCCGCGATTGCCTATGTTTGGGGCTCCTTAGTCATTCTGGCTAAGGCGACCCAACGAGGATTGAAAGATGGCTACCAAGACGACGAAGGCGACCAAGGCCCCCAAGGCTTCCACGACGAAGAGCGACGCGCCCCCGATCAAGGCTCGGAAGATGACGCGCCTCGATGAGGCCGCGAAGGTTCTCGAAGCAGCTGCAGCTGAGGCCCCCAAGGTCGAGGACAAGGCCCCCAAGGCCCCCAAGGCCCTCGACGAGAAGGTCGTCGCGCTGATCGCCCTGCTCAAGTGCAAGAAGGGCGCGACCTACGAGGAGGCTGCTGAGAAGCTCAAGATCAAGAGCAAGGGCAGCGCGCCCCATCAGACGCCCGCAGCGCAGGTGCGTGGCATGGTTCGCGACAAGGTGCGCCAGCTGCACGACGTGGAGAGCGTGAGCGAGGAGGGGCGTGGCAACGTCTACAGGATCGCCAAGTAAGAACCTTTCGACCCACAGAGGCCCTCGCTCAGCGAGGGCCTTTTTTTTGCCTGCGCGCTGGGCCCTGCGCGCCTCGTCAGGCGCGATCTCGACGAGCTGCGCCCTCGTGCCCTGCGCCCCTGCCATGGCCCTCCTGCGCGCCCCTGTGGGCCTCGTCCTGCCCCCTGCGCCCCTTGGCGCGCGAGCTGCCCTCGTCCTCAGCTGCAGCTGCCTCGACAGCGTCGACAGCTGCGATCAGCGCGTCGGCGGCCTTCTCGACGAGGGGCCACATCGCGACATTGCCCCCACACTCGCCCACGGTCCCAGTGATCGAGGCGGCCTGATAGAGCCCCTGCACGATGCTCTCTTCCACAGGGGGCTCGATGGCTTCGAGGACAGGGATGAGCGACGAGACTGTCGCGCTGTCCTCATAAATCAGCTTGCGCAAATACATCACGTTGCCCTCCAGGTTTGGGAAGGCGCGCAGCCTCTCGGCGATGGCGCGGCACTCTGTCGTCAGCTCTGTTGCGGCCATGGTCGTGCTCCTTCGTTGAAGAGATCAGACGCCCGCGCCCCACGCGACCATATAGGCCTGTATCGCCTGATACTCGGCCAGCTCCTGCGGATCGGTGAGCGGCGCGCCATGCGTGAGGAAGCCGAGCGTGCAAGTCGTCGGTTGAGACATAACGCCGTTCAAGTTGACGCCGCCGATGTAGATCGAAAGGTTTGACGCGATGGCGCTCGTCGCCGTGGCGTCGACGGTGCGCACCAACGGCACGCCGTTGAGATAAGCCTTCTTGCTCGCCACTGTGGCGTCACTGCGCGACCCGGCGGCGTAACCTTTGGACCCGGTCGCGCCGCCCGGCAAAGCGAAGGCTGTGTTCACGTCGTTCGTGTCGGGGAGGAAGGATGCGGGCAACGGTCGAAGGCGGATGCTGCGCCCGCCCGAGACGCGGGAGCCTGCAACGAAACCGCCCGTCGCCAAGCCGTCCGGCGCGCGCAGGTAAACCGCAAAGCGGATAGAGTCACCCGTCGACACGGTGGCATGAGTGAACGGAATAAATCCGGTGTCGATGTAGGGCGCGAGCGTGACGTCGAATGTGTAGCCGAGGCCGACAGCGAACACGGGCGACGCGACAGCGACGGCGAGGCGACGCTGCTTGAGCGAGGTCAGCGCCTGCGTCGTGTTCTCGGCGACGAGCAGCCAATAGTCGTCGGCCTTGGCGAAGCTGCCCGCCGCCTTGAGCGCGGCGAAAAGCGTGTTCACTCTCGCGCGCTGCGCTGCGCCCACGGTGCCGACAGCAGCAAACCAGAGCACGGCATCAGGATCGTCGGCGACGACAACATCGCCACCGCCTGCCGACAGCCCTTCGAGCAGAGTGTAAGCAAGCGTCCGAGTGGGCGGTACGAGCTGCGCCAGCGCGACAGAGGGCAGCAGCAGCGCGAGCAGCGCGCCGAGCAGCCAGCGCCGCATCATAGATACATCTCCTCGCACGGGATGATCTGGCCCGCCGTGCCTGTCGCTGTGATCTTGCCTTGCGGCACGCGGCTGATTTCCCACAGCGTCGCGCCCGGAGCCATCACGAACGAGAAGCCGCTCGCATAGCCAATCGTCACGGCGGCGTTGCTCGACGGGTTCACGCACTTGAGGCTCATGCGATTGCTGCGCGCCGGGAATAGCTGGTTTGTCGTCGGCAGCGGGAACGCCGTCGTATTGACGGCATAGGTATCGGCCAGCGCCAAACCTGGCGCGAGCGTGGCGACGACGAGCGCGAGCAGCAGAGCGAGAGCGAGGCGCATCGTTGCATCCTCCTTCAGTGAACGAGAAAAGATGCGCGCCGCTCGACGATGATCGAGCGGCGCGCGAGGCCCCCTCAGATGGCTGCTATGGGCCGGGGAAGCCGGTGATGATCTGCACCGCGCCCGCCTTGCGCATGGCCCAGTAGATGAACCGCTCGGCCTTGATCGCCAGCATGTTCTGTTGAAACAGCGAGATGAGCGGCGTCGGCGGCGTAGCCGGTGCGCTGTCCATCTGCAGCGATGCCTCTGTGCTCGTGTCGATCATGACCTGCCCGTCATCGGCGACCATGAGCTGCGACTGATCGACGAGGACCACGCTCGACTTGCCCGCTGTGACGGTCTGGTATCCCGAGATCACGACAGGGATGCCGAACAGCGAGAGGCCGGTCGTGGTCTGCTGCGCCTGATTGGTCGCCGCGCCCTGCATGCCGGGGAAGGCGAAAATATCCTGCGCGGTGCGCAGCGTCGCGAGGTACATCGCGGCAACGCTCGACATGATCCAGACCGGCTTGCCGACTTGCTGCAGAGCGTTGGTCATCGCGATCATCGCGGCAGTGAAGTCGGTAATCACTGCGCCGATGGTGCCGCCTGTGCTCGGGATGGCGACGACGCCGTTTGTGATCGAGGCAGGGCGCAGGCCAGCGCTCGCCGTCACGGTCGGGTCAAGCAGCTGCGTGTCGATGAAGGCGGCAATCGCCGCGATCAGATCGTCGCGCACGAGCTGCTCGGCCTGCGGGTTCGAGAAGCGGGCAAGCTCCTGCGTGATCACGCAGATCACCGCGATCTTTGCCCACGGCACCGTGATGCTGTCGAAGGCGAGCTTGCTCACCGGCTTGCTCAGTCCCTCGCCGACCCATCCAGCGGTCGCGCCGCCGGTCTGTCTCGGAATTTTCACGTTGAACGGGATTGATCGATAGCCGGTGAGGCGACCGAGGATCGTCTCGGGGCGCAGCAGCTCGATGAATTCGCCGATCATCAGCTGATAGTTGACGAGGGGCGCTGCCCAGGTTGGATCGGTCGTCGTGCCCGCCGCGACTGCAGCGCGCAGCACAGCTCCAACCTCCGGCGTCTCGTTGTCCCAGCGCTTGGCGATTTCCAGCGACTGATAGAGATTGCCCTTGCCGACAGCCATCGCCATGACGAAGCGCGTGAACGCCTGCGCCTTGTACGCCTTGAATTTCGGCGTCTCGACGTGCGGCGCGCCCGGTGCGGGCACGATCTCGGCGCGACCGGCGAGCTGCTTCTCGTACTCGACGAGGCGCACAAGCTGGCCGTCGATATCGCGAACCTCGCCCTGATCCTTGTCCCACGCCTTCTGCTCGTCGTCGGTGAGCGCGCGCGGGTTCTCGCCGTTGGCAAGCGCGTTGAGCGCTTCCATGGCGTCAAGGTGCCCGTTTCTCTTCGAGGTCAACGCCTCGATCTGCTTGCGGATAGACATGGCTACGTCTCCCCATGTTGGGGCGTGGGGGCCGCCTGATGCCTGCCGAGGCGGGAAAGAGTGAGGATGCGGGATCGCGCTCCTGCAGCGACGCGGGCGGCAGTCCCGTCGTCGACAAACAGGCGGCGCATTTCGGCGGGCGTGAGCCCGAAATCTTTCGCGATCTGGAGCGCGTTGGGATTGGCTGGCACGGTGACGACGCTCAGCTCGAGCAAATCCTGCGCGATGAATTCAAAGCCGGTGACGTGCTGGTCGGTGTCATAGATCGGCAGCGGGCGCGCGAGCGGCAGGAAGCTCACGCTCACGGCGTTGAGCGCGCCCTGCTCCAGCATCGCCCACGCGCTGTCGGCGAATGCCGTCGTTCCGGCCTTTACCCATTCGACCTGCGCGATCAGCTTCGTGCCTTCGACGCCGATCATCGGCACGAGGCCGAGCGGCAGGCTGTCGGTCTGATGGCCGTACAGCAGCACGGAATTCTTGCGGTAGTTGTCGAGCTTCCAGCCGCTGGCGCGAATGATGTCGCCATAACGGTCGACGCTCTCGTCGCTCGCGATGAACGTCGCGCGCCTCACGCCGTCGTCGCCGCTCGCACGCTCGACGACAGCGCCGCCGTGGTCACGAAACAGCTTCTCGCCTTCAACCGGCGCGGTGCGCTCGATCAACATGGGCGCGCTCCTTAATTTTTTGTCGGAAACGTGCGGCCTCTCGCCCGGCCCCGGCTGGATTGCCGGGGCCGGGATGGTGCGCGCGGGGTTATTTCTTCGGCGGCGGCGGCGCGCGCTTGGCGCTGCTCGACGCGATGGGCTTGGGCTTGCGCGTCTCGGCCTTCGCCGAGCTGCGCGTGGTCATCTGATCGCGGCCAATGGCTGACGACAGGCCGAGCCCAGCCTTCGGCCTGCGCGATGGATTGCTTGCCATGCGAGTGACCTTTCCGTGATGCGGGCTATGGTCAGATTGATGAAACTTTTCTCTTGCCGAACCGGATCGATTTGGTACTAAACCGCTCCAAGTCGCATCGATCCGCAGACCAAGCGGGCAACTGTTTCCCAAAATGAAATCAGGAGCGCGTTCGATGCCTTTGCGTTGCGTGGGTCGCAGTCGCGCCCATATTGCCGAGCCCGGTCATTCTTTCGCGCGTCTGCTTGAGGAGCGCCTCGGGCTCACACTCGCCGCCGTCGAAGCAGAGGACGACGACCGATTATTCCTGGCGATCCGTTGCAAGAGCGACGCCGATGCAAAGCGGCGCTTTGACGCCATCAACTCGGCGCGCACGATGGCGCTGATCGAGAACCCCGACGAGACTGCGCTCGCGCACGTTCATCTCGGCCAGTGGATGGCGCGTCGCCATGGGCGGGCGCTGCTGCTGTTCTGGCCCAGCATCGAGGTCGAGCTGATCACGCTGCACTGATCAGACGAAAAACACATTCGGGTCGCCGCGCTGCGTCACAGTCATGCGACGACCGAGCGCCATGATCAGCGCGCTCATGCCGTCGATCCGGCCTGTGCTGAACGCCTTGGCGGGCATCTCGTTTAGGTTCTTGTCGCGTTGAACCTTCAAGTTGCTTGCCATCACGGTCAGCACCGGATTGTCGCCGTGGTCGAGCTTGCGCTCGGCGATCAGCGCCTGCAGCTCTTTCGTGGGGCCCGTATACGAGCGCATGCCTTGGATGAATTCGACCGCGTCGACGCCGCCGTCGCTCAGCTCGACGGCGAGCTGCGTCGCGTTCCATGGATCGTAGGCCAGTGACTCGATTTCAAAGCGCTGTGCGTCGGCCAGGATTACCGCCTTGACCTCCGAGTGATCGATGACATTGCCCGGCGTCGCCTCGATCCAGCCTTCCTCGACCCATCGGCGATACGGCATGCGGTCTTTGTCGGCGCGCTCCTCGATGGTATCGCCCGGCATCCAGAAGCGGCAGGCAACCCGCATCACGCCGCCCTCGTCTGGCTCGAAGAGCTTCACATAGGCGGTGATATCCTGCTTCGAGGAGAGATCGAGCCCGGCATAGCAGACCACGCGACCCAGCTTGTCGGGGTCGAATTTCCCGCGCGAGCATTTCGCCCATGCCGCCATGTCTATGACGCGATCCATCGCCGAGCTGCGCACGTTGAGGCGCAGGCGCTTGAACGCGACGAGAGCGCCCGGACTGGCCGCCGCTTTTTTCGCAAGCCGATGCATGTCGTCGAGCTTCACCGAGATGCCGAGGTTTGGGTTGGCTTTGGCCCACGCCTTCGGATCGTCCCAGCGGTCGCCCTTGTCTATGGTCGTGATGAACGCGAAATGCCCGTCGTCCTTTATCAGCCCTTCGAGCACTTGCACGGCGTAATGGTTCTCGGCGGTGTAGACGCTTTCGGGATCGTCATCGCCCGCCGTCGTGATGATCCACAGCAGGGGCTGACGACGCGAGCCGAGCGCAGTGTCGAGCACGTCGAGCAGGGCGCGCGTGCGATGGCGGTGCAACTCGTCGATCAGCACGCAGTGAGGATTGAGCCCATCGAGCGTGCGGTCGTCAGA